ATGACTTTCAGGTCGTCAGGTGTCAGGGTCATGCGATCTCCAGACGGTTGATGAGGCGAAGCACGGTTTCCGACTGCCACGCGCCGCCGGTCGCGGTCTTGATGCCGCGCGCGTTCAACTCGGCGGCGATGGCGCGTGACGACAGGTGGTCGATCTCGGCCAGAACGGGCCGCAGGCTTTCAGCGAACGCCTGCGCGCGGTTCTTCTGCACGGCGCAGCCATTGGGGCCACCCAGCTTGACACCGCGCGCCTTGGCCGCCGCAAGCGCTGCAACGGTACGCTCCGAGATCATGGCGCGTTCCTTCTCGGCGAGAGCGGCGTAGATGTGCAGCATGAACGGATCGACGTTCAGGCCCAGTGCGCAGACGATGAACGGCACGCGCTTGGTCATCAGGCCCGAGATGAAGTGAACGTCGCGCGACAGGCGATCCAGTTTGGCGACGATCACGGCGCAACCGGCGGCCTTGGCGGCGGCGAGCGCTGCAGCCAGTTTCGGGCGCTTGGCGAGCGTGTCGCCCTTGGCGGTCTCGACTTCGATGAAGGTCTCGATGATCTCGAAACCTTCAGCGTCAGCGAAGCGGGCGATGGTCGCCTGCTGCGCTTCAAGGCCGAGGCCTGAGACGCCTTGCGTTTTCTTGTCGCTGACGCGGATGTAGGCGATGAGGGGTTTCATTGGCCAAGCACCTTGAGCAGGTCGTCGTCTGACAGGATGTCGTCCAGCGTCAGCGGCTCGATGCCGAGGAACTTGTACTCGGCAGCGATTTCCTTCTCGCAGGCGGCGATCTCGCGGCGGCGGAAGGCGCGTTCCATCTCATACTGCGCGGCGGCCAAGCGCTCTTGCTCGCGAGCGAGGCGAGCGCGGAGCGCGTCGAGATGGCTAAGGTCGGTCATGTGGTTTCCCCTTGCTGGAGCGGGATGCTCCTACTGGCTCAAGCCGGGTAGGTCTTGCGACCGCCCGGCGTGAAACCATTTCGGCGAGATCAGGCGCGATGCTCGATCTTGCTGGCCGGGTCTTTCGCCAGCTTGGCGTAGCGCTTCAATGCGCCTGCGATGGTCTTGGCGAGCAGCGCGCGGGCTTCAGCTTCGGTGGCGACCCAGTTGCTGTGCTTCGATGACTGGTAGCGCGAGCCGTTCAGCGTGGTCTGGTAGTCGGAGCGAAACCTGCGGTCCTCGAACATGCTATTGGTATCTTCGATGATTTTGCCGACATAGCCGTAGCGGCGAGCGCCGTCGGCCTTGTTCTTGAGGTTGTAGAAGTCGGTCGAAGCGGTTTCGGTGTGGATGATCTGGAAGGTCATTGTGGTTCCCCTTGCTGGCCGGAAATGGCCTGCCCTCTACATAGTTCATCATGAGCCACCATGCAAGCGTTGTTTCACGGGAAACCCTGAAAAAGTCAGAACGGTGGAGGCGAAAAATGAAGCCTTGTCCGCGCTGTGGCCAGCCGTCGGAAAGTTCCCCATGGCCGTATCTGAAGGGGATCGACGCCAACAACGTCGTGCTGGAGTGGCGGCGCTGTGCCAGCTGCCATGCGCTGTTCAGCCAGCTGACGCCCGATCTGGCTGTGATGGAGCCTGACCATGTCGAACGCCAAGATCATCAGCCTGATCGCCCATGAGACGCGGCTGCTGCGGGCGGATGACGAGCGCGCCCGCACGGCGCTGGCGGCTGACCTGTACGACGCATTGCGGGCGATGATCGCGCCGCTGCACGATGAGATCGAGGCAATCTGGCAACGTCTCGAGCAACTGGAGAGAACCAATGGCCAAGAAACCACAGAAGGCGACCAAGGCGCGGGCAGCGCTACTGACGCGCAAGACCAAGGGCGTGAAGGTCAAGAGCATGCCGAAGGCGCGCCAGCGACGTCCGCAGAGCCGATGAGCCGCACCGTCGAGGAACTGCTGGCGCTGTTCGAGGAGGCGGGCCAAATCACGCTCGGCCTGACCCACATGGGACAGGGTGCTGTGGTCACGCTGGACGACGAGGAGCAATCCATCGTGGTCGAGAGCCTGAGAGCGCAGGCGAGCGATCCGGAATGATCCGCGCCCGCATCCAGCCGCTGGACGAGCGGATGCCGGGCATGTGCCTGATCGACGTCAGGAGGGTCGTGGGCCATGGCAACACGCAAGCGCGGCCTGTTGACGGTCGCCAAGTTCAACGCGACCTGCAGGCATCTCCGGCCCAGCGGCAAGCGGTTCTTCTGGCGTCGGGAACGGAAGCAAGCGAAACGCGAGGCGCACCTCGCAGCAACGACTGACGGCTCATGATGAGCGAACAACGTGGAGTGAGGTAAGTGGCGAAGGCGCAAGCGGATATCAGATCATTGGCGAGAGCGCAGACCGAGGCAGCGCTGAAGGTGCTGACCGGGGTGATGGGGAGCAAGAGCGCGCCGCCTTCCGCTCGCGTCGTCGCCGCCCAGACCATCCTCGACCGAGGTTGGGGCAAGGCACCTCAGCAACTGGTAGGTGAGGATGGCGGGGACATCAAGATCATCATCCGCCAAATCATTGAGACTGCTACGGTTTCAGACGATCCGCTGGTCATCGAGCATGATGCAGGGGATCAGGATGCCACAACCGAATGACCGTTCAGCTGTGGCAGGACGCTGCGTAACCCATTGATACTGCAGGGGTATCGCCTCAGGGAGGGGCGAAGGTATCGGAGGGGGGGTGGTCTCCGGGGGCGGTTGCCGGGGTTGCATTTCGGTCAAGTACCGGTACCGGTTATTGCCACTTTCCCCCGCGATCCGTCAGGCCTTCCGCTTCCGATAATCCGCAATGGCCTTCTCCGCCGCTTCTCGCAAGGACGCTTTGTCCGTCGCTGGTGTGAGGCCTTTCGCCTTCAGCCGATGCAGGCGGGCCATCTTCTTGGCGTGGTGTGGATCGTAGTGGAAGGGGAGCCAGCGTTTGCCGGATGTTGAGAAGGTCTTGCCGGTGCCGCGCAGTGTTCTCATCGTGAGACCTGTGAAGGTCCGTGGGGAAAAGAAGTTCGCTCGCGCGTGATTGCATATTTCGGCCCGAGTGTCACCGCCGCCCGCACAACCTCTATGATCAAGTGGTTGCAGCGCCGTCAGGAATTATTTTCGAGTTGCTGAACCCGCACGGCTCGACACCGTGGCGTCACGGGGAATGCAAGAGGGCCTGATCATCGATCCGGTGACGCCGGGGAGATCAGGCCCTCATCATTCAGCTTGAGCCGGGTCTGATGCACGAAGCGTTTGGCCGGGAAGATTTTGCCGAGCATGGTGATGCAGTCGAAGCCTTTGTCAGCGTGGCAGAACGGGCAGGCGTTGGCCTTGATGGCGGCCATGCGTGTGGCCTGTGCGGCTTCGCTGTTGTCGCCGTAGAGCGGGATCATGGTCTCCTCCATCGCGTGGCCTTGAGGCGCGACACCTGCGGGCGAGGGCGCGAATGCCTCGCCTGCTATTTTGACCGGTTGCCCCACGCGCGCAGAATTTCGTCAACCTCCTCCTGCGAGCGACAGGGGCTTGGCGGCGCAGGTGGCGGCGGGCGGCGGCGCTCGATCTCGCGGTCGTTCTCGCGGTCTCTGTCGGCGAGGAGCAGCACGCCGATGAACAGGCTCCAGACAACGATGAGGATCAGAAAGGTCATCGGCAGTCCCTCATATCGCCGATGATGCGGCACTTCGGCTGGAAGGTGCCGTACTTGATGTCGTTGGTGATGATGACCACGCGCATGATCGGCGTGATCTTGCCGACGTCTCTGGGCAGCGAGACCACGACGGGATCGGGCATGTCGGCATGCTTGGTGCCGACACTGAGTGCCGCACAGAACACGATGGCGGCGAGCGGGTAGCGAACAAGTCTCATCTGATTTTCCCCTTGCAGAGCCTCTTTTTAGCCGCTCCGAGGTCTCTCGCCAAGCGGTAGAAGTACGGAACACCCACACCTATGGAAATCCACATCCCGCATGCTGGCTGGAAGCCCCGCCCGCATCAGATGGCGCTGTGGCAGTACCTGCAAGGAGGCGGCGACCGCGCACTCGCCGTCTGGCACCGCCGGGCAGGCAAGGACGAAATCTGCCTGCACCATGCGGCAGTGAGCATGATGAAGCGGCCCGGCAACTACTGGCATTGCCTGCCCGAATACAATCAGGGCCGCAAGTCGATCTGGACCGCGATCAACGCCCACAGCGGCAAGCGAAGGATCGATGAGGCGTTCCCGACCGCGATCCGCGAGAACGTCAACGACAACGAGATGTTCCTGCGCTTCGTCAACGGCTCGACGTGGCAGGTGGTCGGCAGCGACCGCTACGACGCGACACTGGGCGGCGGCGTTGCCGGGATAACCTACAGTGAATGGGCGCTGTCGAACCCGTCAGCGTGGGCGTTTCATCGGCCCATGCTGGTCGAAAGCAAGGGCTGGGCCGCCTTCATCACCACGCCACGCGGACACAACCACGCCAAGGCGCTGTTCGACCACGCATCCGTCAGCAAGGACTGGTTCTGCGAACTGCTGACGGTGCGTGACACCGGAGCGCTGACCGAACGTGAACTCGAAAGCGCGCTCGCCGAATACTGCGCGCTGTACGGCGAGGACGTAGGCCGTGCCCAGTTCGAGCAGGAATACCTCTGCAGCTGGAATGCCGCGATCTTGGGCGCGTTCTACGCGCTGGAGATGGCGCAGGTGCGCAACGAGGAACGCATCCTCGACATCGAGGCGCTGCCCGAGGCGCAGGTGCACAGAGCATGGGATTTGGGCGTGCGCGACGACACCGCGATCTGGTGGTTCCAGACGGTCGGCTCGCAGATATTCATTCTCGACTGCTACAGCGCGTCAGGCGTCGGCGTCGAACACTTCGCCGAGGTGATCGAGCAGCGCGAGCAGAAGTACGGCTGGAAACCGGGCATCGACTACGTCCCGCACGACGCCAAGATCAAGGAGTGGGGCACCGGGCGAACCCGCATCGAGACCATGGCGAGCCTTGGTCTCAAACCGATGCTGGTGCCGCTGGCCTCGATTGCCGACGGCATTAACGCGGTGCGCAGGATTTTGCCGCTGTGCGTGTTTCACACGCGCTGCGAGGCCGAGGGCGTCCCGGCGCTCGAACAGTACCGCCGCGAATGGGATGACGAGAAGAAGGCGTTCCGAGCGAGTGCCGTCCACGACTGGACGTCGCACTTTGCCGACGCCTTCCGCTATCTCGCGCAGTCGTGGCGCGGGCCGACCCGCCGCGTGATCACGCCAAAGAACCCGCAACTGACCGGGCTGATAATTCCGCCACCGCCTGAAGTGCGACGAGGGATGATCCTGTAATGGCCGATCCAGTCGATGACGACATCCGTCATGACGATCTTGAGTTCAACCCATCGCTGGAGCCGAAGAAAGCCAAGGCGTGGCTGAACCTGTTGCGCGAGAGCGAGGACGCTTTCGAGAAGTGGAACGACCACTGCGACAAGATCGACAAGCAGCACGCCAACCTCGACCGGCTCGCCAACATGAGCCGCGACAAAGAGTTCCAGATGTTCTGGGCCAATGCCGAGGTGATCAAGCCATCGATCTATGCCAAGCCCCCGGTGCCGGTGGTGGTGCCGAAGTTTCTCGACCGCAGGCCGGTGTATCAGGCCGCCGCTGAGACCATGGAGCGCTGCTGCGTGGTGGCGTTCGATCTCGCCGAGATCGATGAACTGTTGAAGCTGATCCGCGACGACCTCGCCCTGATCGACCGTGGCGTGGCGTGGTGCCGCTACGAGGGCAAGAAGAAGGGCGGCAGCTACTACGACTACGAGAAGGTTTGCATCGACTACAAAAACAGGAAGGACTTCCTGCACTCGATCTCGCGCAACTGGCGCGAGGTGACGTGGGTGGCCGCCGCCTCCTACCTGACGCGGGCCGAGGCGCGTGCGCGCTTCCACGACATTTCTGGCGACGAGTACCAGCGCGCCGAATACAAGGTCGATAAGGACACCAAGGAAGTCGGCGGCGCGGACAACCGCGAGCGCGCCAAGTTCTGGGAAATCTGGGATAAGAACGACCGCCGCGTGATCTGGGTTTCCGAAGGCTGCGAGTTCGTCCTCGATGAGGACGACCCGCACCTCGATCTCAGAGGCTTCTTTCCGTGCCCGAAGCCCGCCTACGGCACTTGCCAGCGCGGCTCATTGGTGCCGGTGCCCGACGTCTTGCAGTACAAGGACCAGCTGGAGGAGATCAACCTCCTCACCTCGCGCATCCATGCGCTGAGTGACGCGCTGGAGGTGAAGGGCTTCTACCCCGCTGGCGGCGCTGAACTCGGGGACGCGATACAGGCGGCGATCAAGACCAAGACGCCGGGCCGGGTGCTGGTGCCGATTGCGAACTGGGCGGCGTTCGGTGGCACCAAGGACGTCATCATCTGGTTGCCGATTGACGTGATCGCGCAGACCATCACCCAGTGCGTGGCGCTGCGAAAGCAGATCATCGATGACATCTATCAGATCATGGGTCTGAGCGACATCATGCGCGGCTCGACCTCACCGGAGGAGACGCTGGGCGCGCAGCAACTGAAGTCGCAATACGGCTCGACCCGCATCCGCGACAAGCAGCAGGAGATGGTCCGTATCGCGCGCGATCTGGTCGAGATCACAAGCGAGATCATCACCGAAAAATTTACTGATACGACCATCATCGAGATGAGCCAGACCCAGCTGCCGACCAACGCCATGGTCGAGAAGCAGGTGAAAGCGATCCAGAAGCAGATGGGCGACCAGCAGAAGGCGCTGGACATGGCGATGAAGCTGCCGCAGGTGCAGCAGCAGATGCAAGCCAACCCTGAAGGCATGCAGCAGGCGCAAGCCCAGTTTCAGCAGCTGATGGAGAGCGGGCAGGCCGCGATCAAGAAGATCGCCGAAAGCCCGACCATCGATCAGGTGCTGCAGCTACTGAGTGATTGCCGCACGAAAAGTTTCGTCCTCGACATCGAGACCGACAGCACGATCATCCCGAACGAGCAGCAGGAGAAGCAGCAGCGCACCGAGTTCATTGGCGTGCTGGCGCAACTGATGCCGCAGCTGACGCAGATGTACATGGCCGACCCGCACACCGCCGAGTTCGCGGGCGACATTCTGAAGTTTGCCACAGCACCCTTCCGCGCCGGTCGCTCGCTCGACAGCAGCATCAATAACATGGTCGAGATGCTGAAGGAGAAGGCCGACCAGCCGAGGCCCGACGATCCCGCAACGATGCAGAACAAGACCGCGTTGCAGATCGAGCAGATGAAGCAGCAGACGGCGCAGGCCAAGATCAAGCAGGACGGCGACATCGAGGCGGCGAAGCTGAAGCAGGGCGACGAACACAAGAAGATGGAATTGGCGAACCAGAAAGACCTGAAGGCGATGGAGTTGAACGCCAAGGGCGACGACCAGCAAGTCAAGGCGCAGGTGCAGAACGAGAAGCTGATCGAGAGCCGGGAAGCGCATCAGGCGCACATGCTGGAGCGCAATCAGGACATGGAGTTGAACCGGCAGAAGGCCGACCTCGCGATCCAGCAGCACCAGTTGAAGGCCGACGACATGAACCGCCGCCAGCAGGAACGGCAGGCCGCGCAGCAGTTCAAGCAGATGCAGGCGATTAACCAGCCGGGACCGCTGCCATGAGTGAGCGCATGGGCGACCTTGCCAGTCAGGACAGCTACGATCCGTTTCCGCGCGCAAGCGGGATCGCAAAGCTGACCAACGCGATGGCCGGGGCCATCGACCCTACAGAGGGGGACTTCTATCGGAGTGATATGTATAACGCCCAGCGCGCCGCCGAGGGCATTCCGCGACCGCTGCCTGATGTTGGCGCGCCATTGATCCCGAGTGGTGGGCAGTTCTCGCCGGGCGTGCCTGCGGCGAACCGCGCCGCCGATGTTCTGAGCCGCTATCCCGGCCATGTCATGTCCGGACTGTTGAGCCTGCCGCAGCGCGCGTTCGAGGCTTCCGAGGAGCGGCGGGCGGGCGGTGAATACGATCCCGCGCCGGTTGTCGAGGCGGCGATGTTGCCGATGGGGACTGGCGCGATTGCGGGCGTGCCGCTGCGGACTGGTGAAGTGGCGCTGGGCGCTGGCCCGACCAAGTCGCTGTTCGACTACTCGAAAATTCACGACGTGCCCGACGTCAAGCAGTTCGATCTGCCGCGCTACGATCCCAAGCGCGGCGTCAGCGAGCGTGTCGCGGATTTGGTGAAGGACAAGCGTGTCGAGCGGCTGATGCTGGAGAAGATCGAGCAAGGCAAGGGCATCGGAGGCGGCGCGGAGACGTTTTACTACAACGAGCCGCTGCGGCAGGCCTTCATCGATGAACTGGGAAAGAAGCCGGGGCAGGAGGGCTTCGCACGCTACATGGACTACGTCGCGGCCACGTCGCCGCGCTCTGCCATCGAGGCCAACGCGCGCAACGCCAGTTACTACTACGGGCTTGAGAAGCAGGGCCTGCCACTGCCCGACAAAAATCCGTTCCCGTATGGTCACATGGCGCAGCAGCTGCACCGGGGCAACGTCGAGAAAATCCAGTCCGGTGAATATTTCGACATGATCAAGAACCCGAAGCCGATGTCGTTCAGTCAGAACCTGCAGGGCAACTTCGCTCCGGTGACGGTTGACGCGCATGCGCTCAAGTTGCCTGCGATGTTGAAGAAAGACCCCGAGTTCCTCGCAGGCTCCGTCAAGCTGGACAAGAACAGCCCGACGATCAATCCGACCAAGATGTTCGAGAGCGGCGATCTCACCATGAAGGAAGCGCTGAAGCGCCCGGTGTACTGGGCGTCGAAGCCGACCGCGAACGAATATGCCGCGATGGAGCAATACTACAAGCGGCTCGCAGGCGAGGCGGGGATGACACCCGCGCAGGCGCAGGCGGCGGCGTGGGCCGCAGGTGGTCCGATGACCGGCCTCAAGAGCGTTGCTGGCGATCCCTTCATGCGCGCGGTCGAGAACCGCGCCAACGTCACTGCGGCAGAGCGGGGCATTTCACCGGCAGAGGCGCTGTCGCAGATGATCCGTGGCAAGGCCCCGCTGCTGGGGCTGGGTGGCGTCACCATGGGCGGCCTCGCCGCGCAGGACAACTACTCAGCCGACTGAAGTTCCTTGACCACATACTTGGTCGCCGACAATTCCGCCCACTCATCGAGCGTCATCGTCGCCACCGTTCTCCCGTCGCGGGAGAGGTGAACGAGCCAGTGAGTGCCGTTCCAGTCGAGCGTCGTCGTCCACATGACTTAAATCCTATTCTCGAAAACATAGAACTTTACCAATCCACAGAGGAGACTGCAATGGCTCAGAGCGCATTGACCGTGACCCCGCCGAACCCGACGCCGCCGACCAATTTCACCTGCACGGGCGCGACCCCGCCGAACGTGCCGAACTACACCAAGAACACCTACAACGATCCGAAGAACTGGTCGTCGGTCAACCCGAAGGATTTCCCGCCGCCGTACTTCGATGACGGCAGTGCGCTGACCGGCACCGCGTTCGCGGCCAATACGGCGGCACTTGCGAGTGGTAGTGCTGCGACCGCAGGCGGCGGCGAGGGCACCTATCCCGGCGCTGGCTCGCCGCCGTTCAACCCGAACATGGGCGGCGCGGTCCCGGCGTCATCGAGCGTGGCGCATGAGGGCGCGGGCACCGAGGTGGTGGTTACCGCGACCGTGCCGAACCCGTCGCCTGCGGGCCAGCTGCAGACGGTGTCGTGTCTCGGCAACTACGTCGGTGTCGCCACCGTAGCCGGGGTCAACAACTCGGCCAACGGCCAGCATGCCTCCAGCCTGTCGCCTGCGGTCAACCCGGCGCTGACCAGCGTGGCGGCGGGTGGTGCGAGCGGCGGCGGCACCGCTACCTGCACGGCGACCGGCACCGGCTTCACCAAGCAGAGCGTGCTGCAGATCAACGGCATCACCTATCCGACGACCTTTGTCAGCGCGACGTCACTGACAGCGGTCGCACCGAAGAAGGCCACCGCCGGAAGCCTTCCCGTCTACGTCATCACTGGTGGCGTGGTTATCAGCGGCCCACAAAACTGGACGTTCACATGAGTACAAAAAAGCACGACGAGGCCGAGGCCCATGAGGCCCCGAAGGCCAAGGCCGCCGAGCAGGCGTTCCCGTTCTCGGCTTCGATCAACGAGCCGCAGACGGTGTCGCTGCCGCTGCCAGAGAACATCGATGTGCCGGTGCCTGCCATCACCGGCATCGACCCCGACGCCTGCGCGGTCGGGGACGCCGACTTCGATCTGCACGTCAGCGGCGAAAATTTCTTCGCCGACAGCGTCATCCACTTCGCCGGTCACGACGAGCCGACCACGCTCAACGAGGACGGCACGCTGTCAACCGGCGTCAAGCCATCGCTGTGGAGCGAGCCGGTCGTAGTGCAGGTGATGATCAAGAACGGCCCGAAGGTTTCCGAGCCGGTTGACTTCACCTTCGCTGCCGCAGGCACGCAGGACGCGCATCGCAGCGGCAAGAGGCGGCGGTAGTGGCGCTCGCGGTCGTCACCGTCGCATCCGGCGGCATGCCGGTGGCTGACGTCAGTGCCACCACGCCCAAACTGGGCATGGCGATCAGCGAGGCCGCCAACGGCAAGGGCATTGCGGTGACCAAGGTCGCCGCAGGCAAGCCGGGGCTGGCTGTCGTCTATGTGGTGCCGCCGCCGTGATCGAACTGGTCGAGGTTGCGCCGGGCAAGTTTCGAGTGAAGCGACCCGAACTGAAGCCCGCGCGCTCCGACCTTCCATTGCCGAGCATCATTTCCGACATCATGCCGCCGACCGAGCAGGTCGATGGCAAATTCTACACATCGAAGCGTGAGTTCAGGGCTGTGGGCAAAGCGCACGGCCTGATCGAGATCGGCACCGAGAAGCTGAAGCCGAAGCAGCGCATCACTTCCACCAAGGAAGAACGCCGCGCCTCGATCAAGAAGGCCATCGAACAATATAAATCCCGATAGCGGAGATCAGATATGTCAGACGTCACCGTCGCCCCTGCGGGCGGCGCGCCCGCTGCTGCGCCCACCAATGAAGTCGTCGTCACGCCGCCGCCGGTTACGGCTCCGACCCCGGTCGGCTCGCAGGCCCCCGACAAGCCGGTCGGCGACGTCAAGGGTTCTGAACATCGCCCGCAGAGCCGCCGGGAGGCCATACAGGCGGCGTTCGACCGCGCCAACAATCCGCCAGCCAAGACCGAGAAGCGCGCCGAGCGGCCCGCGCCGAAGCCTGCAGATGCAAAGCCGGGCCACAATCAGCCGCCGGAAGAAACCAAGGCCGAGGGTCTCGATCTCAAGAAACGGCCAGCGGATCAGCCGCGCAGCGAGCGCGGCCAGTTCGCGCCGCGCGAGGCGCAAAATGTGCAAACGAGGGCGCAAAACAGTGCAAACCCTGCGCAAGCAGGGGTGCAAAAAGTGCAAAATCCGCTGCCAGCGCATGCGCCGTTCCGTGAGCCGCCGACCCGCTTCTCCGAGCGCGGCAAGGCCGAGTGGCATCAGGCGAGCGAGAACGTGCGTGCCGACGTGCATCGGATGGAGAGCGACTTCAACGAGGCCTACAAGCGCTACCGTGGCGACCATGAGGAGATGAACAAGGTTCGTCCCTTCCACGATCTCGCCACCAAGCACGGCACCACGCTGCAGCGGGCGCTGACCAACTACGTCAACATGGAGACGAAGCTGCGCCAAGACCCGATTGGCGGGCTGGACGTCATCGTCTCGAACCTCAACCTGCGCTCGCCCGACGGCCAGAAGCTGACCTTCCGCGACATCGCCTACCACGTCTTGAGCCAGTCGCCCGAGGCGCTCAAGACCATGCAGATGGGCAATGCGCAAGCTGCGGCGCAGCAGCAGATCGGTTCATTGCACGCCGAAATCGCGGGCTTGAAGCAGACCCTGCAACAGATGCATACTCAGGCCCAGTTCTCTTACACCCGGTCAGCGGTCGACCAGTTCGCCGACGCGCATCCGAGGTTCGATGAACTGGGCGACCTGATCGAGAACGAACTCAAGTTCGGTTTCGATCTGGAGACTGCCTACCGGCGCGCGGAGTTACTCCGCCCGACCACGCACGCGGCTCAGACCCGCTCCGCATCGGCTCAGACCCGAACTGCCGACAAGTCGATCTCAGGCTCACCCGGCGCTGGCCCCTCAAACGGGACGTCGAGGCGCGCAGATCAGCAACCTGTCGGTCGTCGTGACGCAATCCAGAACGCGATCCGTCGCGTCGGAAGCGGCACATAACCCTGATCATGTGGAGCGGCAATTATGCCCAACGTCACCACGAATGCTGCTTATCAGCAGATTTTGTCGATGGCGCTGGAAGATCGATCTTCCGGCTACCAAGACCTTGTGAGTAACAACAACGCCCTTCTCGCCGTGATGCGGCGAAAAGGTCTCTGGCAGACCTATAGTGGTCCGCGCATCCGTCAGACGCTGCAGATCGGCAAGCAGGTCGCGCAGTGGTATTCCGGCTACGACCAGCTGCTCAATCCCGCCATCGACCTGTTCAACGACGCCTACTTCGATCCGAAGATGGTCGTCGTGCCTGTCATCCTCTCGATGCAGGAAATCCTGAACAACGAGGGCGAAGCGCAGCTGATGGACGTGTACGACAGCTATATCGACGCTGCCGAGCGCGCCCTGCAGGACACCATGGATGCCGGTCTCTACAGTGACGGCACCGCCAACGGCGGCAAGCAGATCACTGGCCTTGCGACCGCGATCCCGATCACCACCAACTCCGGTGTCTACGGCGGCATCGACCGTGGCAGCGCCACGATCTGGCGCACCTCGACCTTCGACGCGCACTCGTTCTTGGCAGGCTCGACGCAGGTGACCTCGACCACGATCCGCCCGATGCTGAACTACATCATGACCAACCGCTCGCGTGGCCGCGACTACGCCGACCTGTTGATCATGTCGCCGGAACACTATGCGGCCTACGATGCGGCGACCATTGCGATCCAGCGCCAGCAGAACGAGACCTCTCTCGGCAAGCTGGGCTTCTCCGCACTGGAGTACATCGGCGGCGGCAAGCGTGCCGAGATCGTTCTCGACGGCGGCATCGGCTCGAACATGCCAGCGAACACCACGTTCGGCATCAACACCGACAGCCTGCGTCTGCGCTATCACCCGAACCGCAATTTCGACAAGCTGTTCGAGGGCGACGGCCAGATGCCCATCGATAAAGACGCCATCGCTCAATTTATTGGGTGGATGGGGGAACTCACGATGGTCAATCCGCTGTTCAACTGGCGCATGTACGACAGCAATCCTGCTGCGTAATTCAAGCAACCGAGGCCGCCTCAACTGGCGGCCTCACTTTTTCTGGAGACATCTATGCCGACGACCGATCCCGACGACGTGCTGCTGGTGATTTTTCGCAATCACTTCGAGCCAAACGAGGCCAAGAGCCGCGAGGCGGGCCGCCTGATCTGCGACGACGTCGAGGTGGTGGAAATCCGCCGACCCGGTGCGCGGGACTACAGTGTGCATCCGGCGCTGGAGCATTGCGGCTGGCGAGCCGATCCCGAAACCGGCTTTCAGGTGAAGTACACCTACGCCGAACGCTTCTCGCGTCAGTACCGCCAGTTCAAGGCGCAGACGGCGCAGACCAAGAGCGGCACGCCGCTGGCGCATGCACCGTTCCTCACCGAGGCGCGCCGCGCCGAACTCCGCGCGCTCAACATCTACACGGTCGAGGCACTGGCCACCCTCGACGGGCAGGAACTGAAGAACATTGGCCAAGGCGGGCGCGAACTGAAGAACGCCGCGATGGAGTTCATCGAAACTGCGAAGTCGAACGTGCCGAGCCTGCAGCTGCAGGCCGAGGTGGAAGCGCTGCGCGCCAAGAACATGGCGCTGCAGCAGGACATCGAGGGCCTCAAGCGCGTCGAGCAGGAGTTCGAGGCGATGTCTGATAAGGAACTGCGCGACTACATCACCGCGAACACTGGGCACGCGCCGCACGGCTCGCTGGCGCGCAAGACGCTGGTGCGGATGGCGATGGACGCCAAGACCGAGAAGGCGGCATGACATGACGCTGCTGACGGTGGTGAAGGATGTCTGCTCCGTGGTTGGCGTGATCCAGCCATCGAGCGTGTTCACCAACATCACCGGCACGCGCACCATGCAGGAGATGCTCTCGCTCGCCAACGAGATGGCACAGCGGATCGCCTACGACACCCGCGACTGGACCAAGCTGAAAAAGACCAACCTGTTCACGGGCGACGGCGTCAAGAGCGCGTTCGACCTCCCAGCCAACTACAAGCGCATGCTGCTCACCGCCAATGTGTGGCGCTCGACCACAGCATTGCAGCCGATGATCTTCGTGCCCGACACCGACGAATGGATACAGCGCCGGGCGCTGAACCGGTTCTCGGCGTGGGGCGAGTGGACGATCATTGGCGGCCAGATGCTGATCTGGCCGGTGATGGACGGCGGCATCCCGCTGTGGGTGGGCACTACCCACTACGCTATCGGCGCGACGACGCGCGACCCGGCAGGCACACTGTGGACGAACAAGGTCGATCACACCTCCGGTTCGGGTACGTTCGTCGCGGATCGCGCGGCAAACCCGACCTACTGGGTGCAGACGCCAAACACCACCGCCACCTTCGCCTATCTCGACAAGAATT